TGGAAACAGAATCAGTGGATTCAGAATGAACTTGTTGAAGAAATTGAAACTAATGATAGACGGCTGGAGAATATCATCATTAAACTAATTGACCAGCAAAAGAAAGCACAGCTTGAACTTAGACAACTCCGAGGATACATCGAAGGTATCAAGGATATAATGACAAGCTTAACAAAGGAGAAATAAAATGGCATGGGATATAGGTAATTTATTTAAGGCTATGAAGGACGATAAAGGTCTATTCCAGGGTGGCGAAGAAGGCCGTGTTGGTGGGCGTTTTAGAGATATGCTCCAAGGCAAACGTACATCATATGACCCTGGCATGGAAGAAGGCAATGAGCTTTCTAGACATGCTAGAGACTTTGCAAAGAATATGGATGTTGGCAGTAAAGAAGATGTCTTTGAAATGCAGAATATGCTAAATGAACTTGGCATTAAAGATTTTGAAGGTAAAGCTCTGAAGGCAGATTCTATGATGGGTGATAGAACTTTATCAGCTATGAGGATACTTCAAGGTCAAGACTTTAATGGAGAATCAGTTGAACGACCAGAAGCATCTGGATTAGAGGCTCAAACTGGTATCAATCCATGGGAAGTTCAAGGGGGTGATGAAGGTAAAACGTCAACTATGTTTAGAAATAATTCCCCTAAAAGCTGGATTAATAAATTGTTTGGTGGTGGTGGTGAAGGCAGTAAATATGCAACTGGACCTAGTAGAGCTCTCTTTGGAAATGATAGAACGAGAGATTAATGGCTAAACGTACTTATAAGATACTCCGTTTTGATGGTGGCATAAACAATGATGCTGACCCTAGAGATATAGGGGATAATCAACTGGAAGAGTGTACTGATATGGTAGTTCATAATATGGGACGTATGGGTATGCTAGGTGGATATACTTCTGCTCATAGTAATTTTTCTACTACCTTAAATCATGGTTATGGTTTATTTCCTTTTAGTGCCGATAGGAATGCAGGAGATGCGGCAGGAGATGCTGGTACGGATGGAGATTATACAAACTATATTGCTATGTGGGGAAATAATGATGCTTGCGTTGATATCTTTGAAGAGGGAGCTAGTATTGGTACTACAGTGATAGACCTTGGTGGTACTACAGGAGACCCTTGCTTTTATTATGCTGATGGTGCTTTAAGAGTTTGTAATGGAGATTTATCGGATGGCTCAACTAATCAGTGGTATGGATATATAAATAGGACGAGGTTTGAGCCCGCTACTATGGGAGAGACAATTAATGCCTGGTATTCTCTTGACCAGAGTTTAACTCCGCCTGTACTGGGTGTAAATATAAGTGTTCATGAGGATGTTGCTGGCGCTATTAACTGGACTGACCCTGCTGTTGGAACACCTGTTGCGGTTCAGCAACTATTTCTTGAAGTAGATGTATTACGTAGACCAAATTTAGCAGAAGAAGAGACAGCTTCATATGGCTGGCGTGGATTTAAACAATATTATTATTCATTTATTTATGATGATAATCAAGAATCTTTACCTACCGCCTTTAGTAGTGGTATTGTAGATGTTAGCTGGGAGGGTGCTCAGAAACGATTTAAAGTTGGGCTTAGAGGTCCTTTTAATAATAGAATATCGGGTGCAAAGATTTATTGGCGTGCAACAGGAAGTGATAAAGTAGCATATGGAGATATGTATTTACTGTTGATTGTAGATTTTGCTAATGGTATTCGTAAACAATCTGTTAATGACTGGGTTCCTTTTGTAGACCATAATACTGCAGCAGCCGCTACTCATTGTGAATCTGAGGACTGGATTACGTTTACTAATGAGCCTTTAACAGCTATTTATGAGGTAGAATCGGGTGTTAGTTCTACGCTTAAGACTCTTGATATAAAGTATAAAACTGCGGTAATGGCTAATAGAATGATGTATGTTGGCAATGTTAAGCATATGGGCTCGGATGGGCTTACTAAAACATATGCTGACCGTATGGTTAAGTCTATGCCTAATCAATTTGATAAATTTGATTCCGAGTTTAGACAAATAGATGTTGCTATAAAGGATGGTTCAGAAATAATTAAATTGGAAGAATTTGCTGATAGAATCCTACAGTTTAAGAATGATGCAATGTATCTCATTAATGTTACTCAGCCTAATGCAGAATTTTTAGAGAGTACTCATAAGCATAAGGGGATATCTCATCCATCTGCTTCCTGTAAGACTGACTTTGGCATAGCTTGGGTGAATATACATGGATGCTATTTTTATGATGGCCAAAAGGTGGAGAATTTATTAGAAGCAGAAGGTATGCGGAAACTTGACGAAGGGGTGTGGGAGGCTTTTGCTACAACTCCTATGATAGGATACTTTCCTAAGAAGCGACAAATAATTGTAGCTAATAATGATGGTGCAATTTTCCTGTATGATATGGTAACTAAATCATGGGTTAAAGGAGCTAATGCTACATTGCCGAGTTCTAGTACAAAGCGAACTAATTTTGCTACCGATTGGAATAACGATTTAATATTTGCTCATACTAGTGGCACTATGGTTAAGTTTACCGATACTGCTGCATCGGGGACTGTGTCTGTCAAGACAAAAGATATTGACTTTGGTGAACCAGCAGTACGTAAGAAATTATATAAGGTCTATGTAACACACAAGGGTACTGGAACGCGCCCTACAGTCACTTATTATACTAATGGCGGAACAACTGAATATGGCTTTACCGGTTCACTCGCCTCTTCTTCTGTTTGGACTAGGGGAGAATTAGTTCCAGATACTGCAAGTGAAGCTAAAAGTATCTATTCCTGTCAACTTAAGTTTGCAGGTTCTACTGGGTCAGATTTTGAAATAAATGATATTTCATTTATATATAGAACTAAAGGTATAAAATAATGCTTCCAGAGGTTAAAAGATTACATCATTTAATGCAACGTAAGCTTAATGTATTATTGACCGAGCCTACTGTAAATCAATTGCAAGAAGGTGTGCCTCAATTATGTAAGATTGGTGAAGGATTTTTTGAATATGTAAGGCATGGTAATGGTTTATATAGAAAACAATGGGATGTAGTTGGAGCAGATACAAGCACGGCTGGGGAAGGTACCTATTTTTCTTTCTATAGAAATGCGGATTTAGCAATAACCGCGGATAGCGCTTGGTCTGCTACTTTAGATTTTGATACAGTTACTACAGATTCTCATAGTGGAGAAGGTACTGCATCTTATATAGTTCAAAATGGGAGGGAAGGTACCTATTTTTTTAGTGCTTTTCCCATGTTTTCAAGTTATGCCCCTATATCCTATGCTTGGATTTCTACAATACTAGAAAAGACAGAAAGTGATACTGGAACAACTTCTAACATTACTAGTTGGTATCCTGTTGATGCGACATTAAGCAATAATTATATAAGTGCTCCAATTTCAGGAGTATTTGCTATGAAGGGTGGAGATTACGTTAAGATTAAAATGGCTGCCAAACATAATGCAGGTGATGCTACTCTTAACTTTTTAGGTAAAAGTGGCAGTTTAGAATTAAGTACATTTAGCGGATTTAGAATAAGTGATTGATAAAGGAATAAATTATGGGTATTAAAACAGGCGCAGGTGGAATGAACATTCTTGGAAGAGATGTTAATCGTTCTGATACTAAACTTGGACAAATGTCGCAAACCCTTGCTAAAGCTAAATCAACTGGCTCTGGTATAGGAGGGTTACTTGGCGGAATTATAGGACAGATATTAATTCCCATCCCTGGCGTAGGTGCTGCTATTGGAGCCGGTCTTGGTAGTTTGGCGGGTAGTAAGATAGGTGGAGCTACTTCTGGCGCTAGCCAAGGTGATATCCTTAATACTAAGTTTAGAAAAGAAAGTGCTCATAATATTACCAAGCAAGTAGCACAACAGGAATTTGCTAATGTAGCTAAATCAACACTTTCAGGCTTTATGCAGGGTATTAATCCGGCAAGTAGTTTATCTAAGTTTGGCAAAGGTTTTGAAACTGGAGCTGGAATGGGTACTACGGGTATCCCTGGTTTACAAGGTGGACACCAATTAGTTGGTGGCAAGGATATGGGTGCGTTTATGGGTGGTGTAACTGGCGGATTCGGTGAAATCTTTAAAAAGGCTCCTTCAGCAGCATCTACAGCAGCTTTGCCAAAAATACCAGAATTTCCTGATGCAACTAATACAGAATTTCCTGGAATGCCTGATAATCCTGGTCCATGGGCAAATGATAATCCTGGTCCATGGGCAAATGCCTCTACATATCCCGATGGAGAGATTATGCATAAAAGGGGTGGAGCAACTGTTGATGAATGGGATGCGCATTGGAAGAATGAGCAAAATTTATTAGATATGGCTACTCAAGGTGATTTAAAAAAACAGTGGTTCAAATCTGCAGGTCAAAATCCTAATGCAGACCCGGCTATGCAAGCAAGGATAAAACAATATATGGAAAGTGGTTGGGCTCCTGATGACACAATAGACATGAATCTTTGGGAACAGATGGGAGGCCAACAATAATGGCAGTTAACTTATTATTATTAGCAAATCAAATGCGTGGTAATCTTCAGAACGGCTCCTC